TGGCTTCAGGGTCACCCTAGTCTCCAAGAACGACGTCCTCGTCCCATACGGGATCTACGCACCTGACGGGTCTTACAGAGTCTGTACAGATTCGACTCGTCAAGGGATCTACTCAGAGAACGGTGCCTACAGGATTAATCCGAACGGCGGCGCGACTTCATATGATTCTTCTGGCGCATGGAACGGAGTCCTCACTGGTTCAGTATTCTACCCCACTTCACTAACAGGTGGTGGTGCAGTCCCATACCCGGCTCCTTCTGGTTACCGATGGAGTTACGTCACTGAGAATAATGTTATCATCACCGAATACGGGCAACCGGTCGTAGAACTCGAAAGGATTGCGGCGTAATGGTCGAGATCAAAAATACCCGAAACCAAGTAGCGAACCGACTGCGCCGTGCTATGACACGCGCAATGGCAGTCAATCCAGAAGTATTGGATATCTATGAGCCCGATGGGGTTGCTCCGACCGTTACGGTGGATACGACTAACGATGGGACTCTGTCGCAGGGCATTAACTGCTATGCACACCAAGACCGTTTTGCTGTCTCCGGTGGTAAGCTCTACGGCTCGTCATCCACCAACAAGGGGGTCGTAGCGACCAACAATATTGCTCCATCGACTGGCAATCTGGCTGGTGCGTTGGCCGGCACTGTTGTGCCTGCGCTGGTAAACGGCCTCAACTCTGTATCATGTTATACGTTGTGGTTCATGACCGACGCCCCCAAGGTGCAGCTTAACATTGTTGCTTTGTCGGGGTATCCGGTTCGCATCATTGTCAATGGGCAGTACCTCGTTCGCGCCGGCCACGATATGAGTACCAATACATACATGCACATCGATTTTGGGTCGAGGATGCCGAGGATGATCGGCATCGATATCAACTCGATTGCCAGTATCTATGGAGTCAAAGTCGACGGTCTGTCCCGTGTCTGGAAGCCTTCAATGCAGGACAGCACTCGTGTTGCTTTGACCGGAGATAGCCATCTGCAGGGCGCTGTTGCTGGCCTGCCCACGTTGGCCGCGCATCTTGTGGGAAAGCACTGTGGAATTTTCGATTGTAGGGATCTCGCCGTGGGTGGTACGGGGTACATCGCGGATAACAGCGGAACTCGCAGTGCCATCCGTACCCAAATGGACTACTGGATTCAAGACGGAGTTTACGATCTCATCGGGTTTGCTGCTGGTTTCAACGACGTCGTGACCAATAGTTTTCCAGCAGCCACGGTTGCTGATGAGGCTTTACTTTGCTGGAAAAAAGCACGGCAGTATCAACCTAATGCTCTTATCGTCATCTTTGGTGTCTGGGCGACAAACTCAGGTCCAAGCGCTGCCGTGACAGCACTCGAAACAGCGCTGGCGGCACGTTTCGCCACATGGGCTGATAATTTCTCAGTATTTATACCGGTGAGTAATGCCCCTCAACCGTGGGAGTATGGCACAGGAAACACGTCGGCCACTAACGCGTCAGGTAATTCAGACCTATACACAAATGGATCAGACCTACCCCACTATAACATGCTTGGTCAGGTCTATAGAGGTGGTCGTATGGTGGAAGCGCTTCGCGGAGCCGTCTTGAGTCTATCAGCATAGACCTGACATCACAAGGAACCCAATGACACGTATTGAACAGATCCGACAGGCGGCAGAGGCGGACCTCTCCGTCTTTATCCGCCTAGTCCATCCTCAACGTGTCCTAGGCTCAGTCCACGAAGAAGTAATCTCGTGGTGGACCCGTCAAGACGGGAAAGCCCACCAACTCCTCCTACTCCCTCGTGACCACGGTAAGTCAGCCCTAGTGGCCTACCGGGTCGCTTGGGCCATCACAAAGAATCCCGCCGTCCGGGTCCTCTACATCTCTTCGACGGCAAATCTAGCTGAAAAGCAGTTGAAGTTCATCAAGGACATCTTGACCTCGAAGATCTATCGGCGCTACTGGCCCGAGATGATTAACGAAGAGGAAGGTAAGCGAGCAAAGTGGACGAACTCGGAAATCGAAGTCGACCACCCTCTGCGGACTGTCGAAGCCATCCGTGACCCGACAGTCTTTACTGGCGGTCTGACTACAGGTCTGACTGGTCTACACTGCGACATCGCTGTCCTCGATGACGTCGTAGTCAAAGAAAACGCATACACCGAAGACGGACGAGAGAAGGTACGTCAACAGTATTCTCTTCTGGCATCCATCGAGGGTGCAGACGCCCAAGAGTGGGTCGTCGGAACCCGTTATCACCCACTAGACCTCTACAACGACATCCTAACGATGTCGGTCGACATTTTTGATCCGCAGGGGTCTGTCGAGTCTACGGAGAACCTCTATGAGATATTTGAACGTCAGGTCGAAGACCTCGGTGACGGCTCAGGTCAATTCCTGTGGCCCCGCCAGCAACGTACAGACGGTAAGTGGTTTGGGTTTGATCAGCGCATTCTGGCCCAAAAGAAAGCGAAGTACCTCGACAAGACTCAGTTCAGGGCGCAGTATTATAACGATCCTAATGACGCCGAGTCTGCTCCGATCTCACGAGATCTATTCCAATATTATAACAAGAATCTTATACAACGACAAGGTGGTCAGGTTTTTTATAACAACCGACGCCTCAACGTTTTCGCTGCTGTCGATTTTGCTTGGTCGCTGGGCAAGCGCGCTGACTACACCTCTATCGTAGTCGTCGGCATGGATGCCTTCAAGAATTACTACATCCTCGACATCGAACGATTCCAGACAGACAAGATCAGGGATTACTTCCTTAAGATCCTCTCGCTCCACGAACGTTGGTACTTCCGAAAGATCAGGGCTGAAGTCAGTAATGCCCAGCAGGTCATCGTGAAGGAAATCAAAGACAACTACATCCGCCAATACGGCCTTGCCCTCTCTGTCGACGAACATCGTCCGAACAAGTACATGGGTTCTAAGGAAGAACGTATGACGGCCTCTCTAAACCCCCGCTACGAGAACCAGCAGATCTGGCATTTCAAAGGCGGTAACTGCGAGATCCTCGAAGAAGAACTCGTCCTACAGAACCCACCCCACGACGACATCAAGGACACTCTGGCGTCATGCCTAGAGATCTGTGTCGCTCCTTCGGGTGGTATGATTCAACAGACAGCAAAACCATGGGAAGGCGTTTCGCATTCCCGATTTGGAGGAATTTCCTGATGGCTAAAGCATCTATGAAACCGACCGACAAGAAGAGTAAGAACGAGAAATTCGTCCCGTTCAAGAAAAAGAGCAAGAAGGGTAAGTAATGGTAGGTAAAGTCCTTGAGATGGACGACCTCCTCCACCCAGATCAGCTAGGGTGTTCAATCGCGAACATCTGGACTGACTGGGATACCAAGAGGGGGTCGAAGAAGCAAGACTGGCAAGAGGTCCGAAACTATCTCTACGCGACTGACACCCAGCATACTACGAATTCTAAGCTCGCTTGGAGTAACTCGACGACTATCCCGAAACTCACCCAGATCCGCGATAATCTCTATGCGAATTACATCGCGTCGATGCTCCCTAAGCGGAAGTGGTTGAACTGGGAAGGTCTCACCCCACGAGACGAATCTAAGACAAAGACCCGTAAGATCAAAGACTATATGATGTGGGTCGTCTCCCAGCAGCAGTTCAAGGACGAGATCAAGAAGCTTGTCCTAGACTACATCGATATGGGCAACTGTATCGTCACAGCAGAGTGGGTGGACGAGTCTCAGGAAGACCCGGTACTGGGTATCAAGACAGGCTACATCGGCCCCCGTGCCGTCCGTGTGGCTCCTGACGACATCGTGTTTAACCCGGTAGCTTCTTCCTTCATGAAGTCTCCTAAGATCATGCGTTCACTGATGTCAATCGGCGAGGCCAAAGAATACCTCGAACGGATGACGTTGACCGAGACTGATCGTGAAATCGCACAGTCTGTCTTTGACTACGCCATGAATATCCGTGGAGAGATGTCAAACAAGTACGGAGCGTCTGACGTCCACTACAAGAACGACGCCTACTCCGTCGACGGCTTTACGTCTTATCAGGCGTACCTCCAGTCTGACTACATGGAACTCCTGACCTTCGTGGGTGATCTCTATGACAAACACACTAACACGTTTCTTAAGAATCATCTTATTGTCGTCATCGATCGCCATAAGGTCGCTGTCAAGAAGCCCTACCCATACCCTCTGGCAGAGATCCCGGTCTACCACGCTGGATGGCGGGTACGTCAAGACAATCTCTGGGCGATGGGTCCACTAGAAAATCTGGTAGGTCTTCAGTATCGCCTCGACCACGTCGAGAACATGAAGTCAGACATCATGGATTTGACTCGCTTTCCTGTCCTTAAGATTAAGGGTTCTGGTACAGTGAGTGACTTCACATGGGGTCCGGGTGAAAAGATCTTCGTTGGTGACGACGGTGACGTCGAGATGGTAGCTCCGGACGTACAAGTACTCCAGAACAACATCGAGATTTCCGCTATTGAAGCCCGTATGGAAGAGATGGCTGGTTCCCCGAAGGAAGCAATGGGCTTCCGTACACCGGGCGAGAAGACAGCATACGAAGTCCAACGGCTAGAGAACGCCGCTGCTCGTATTTTCCAGAACAAGATCTCTCAGTTCGAAGAACAGATCATCGAACCACTCTTGAATGCGATGCTCACCCTCGCGAAGGTAAACCTCACGACTGGTAATATTCGAGTGATCGACGACCAGTACGGTTCGGTCTCGTTCGAAGACGTCACTAAGAACGACCTCTCGGCTAACGGACGTATCAAGCCGGTAGCTGCACGACACTTCGCTGAACAGGCTGAACTGATCCAGAATTTGACTAACTGGTCACAGTCTTCCCTAGGCCAAGACCCTTCGATCAATCAGCACTTCTCGTCCCTCCAGATCGCGGAGATGATCGAGGACGTCCTGAATCTACAAGACTACGACATCATGCAGCCGTATATCAGGATCTCTGAGATGGCGGAAGCACAGAGGCTTACTCAGGCTTCTCAGGAGTCTGTCATGACCGAAGCGATGACCCCGACAGGATTGACACCAGATGACTACACCGACAACCAAATCGACCCAGCAGCCGTCGAAGCGCCTCAAGGCAATATGGACGCAGGGCCGGTCGCCTAAAGAAGTAGAAGCACTCGCATACGCGCTAGAGAACAAGACAGCGCTTATCGAGGCATTCCTAGAGATCCTAGAGCAGTACGAGAAGGACGAAGAACGGGCGGAGACAAACACCACCCAGTATGACAATCCTTCTTGGGGTTACGCTCAGGCAGACAGAAACGGAGCCCGCCGGGTCATCCGTAAAATCAAACAACTCTTCCAGACCACGGAGCAATAATGACTGACATTTTCGCTGAAGTAGAAATCGAGCCCGTCGACCAGAACGTCGATTATCTTCAGGAACTAGTCGGGGACGGTAAGAAGTTCAAAACCCCCGCCGAACTCGCAAAGGGTAAGGCCGAGGCTGACCGCTATATCGCCCACCTGACGTCTCGCATGGATGAACTCCGTGACGAGCTCAAGACTTCTAAGAATATGGAACAGATCTTGACCGAGATTCGTTCTACAAAGACGGTGCCTAACAGCGAACCACCGGTCGTCACACCCGACGGTCAGAAAGTTCCAGAAGAATCCGATCTCGAAACTCGCCTAGAAAAGATTATCGCAGAACGTGAAGCTAAGAAGAACGCCGAGTCGAACATGACCCGCGTCCAACAGCAGCTCACGGAAGCCTACGGTGATCAGGCAAATCTCGTTATTAACCAGAAAGCCCGAGAATTGAACATGACGGTCACTGACCTGAAGTCTCTCGCTGTCCGGTCCCCCGAAGCTTTCTCTAAGCTCGTCGGTATCGAAGCTCCTAAGACTCCAGACTCGTTCGTCGCCCCTCGTTCTACTGTGAATTCGTCTGGTCAAATCAGCCATTCGTCTGTCCGGAACAAGTCGTTCTACGACAAGATGAAGCAGTCTGATCCGATCCGATATCACTCACAGCAGACGACTGTCGATATGATCCGTGATGCCACAAACCTCGGAGATCGATTTTACTCATAAGGAACTCCAATGTCCGGTATTATGACTACCACTACCCCTCACCTCATCCGTTCGCAGATCTGGTCTACCCGTCTTAAGGAAACCTTCGAAGCCGACCTGTTCGCCATGCGTTATGTCGACATGATCTCGGACTTCCCGGACGGTAACGTCCTGAATATCCCGTCGCTCGGTCAGGCTGAAATCTACGACTACGAAGAAGGTCAGGCCATCCGCTACACGGCGATGGACACCGGTAACTTCACCTTCTCGATCACTGATTACAAGGCTTCTGCCACGTACATCACGAAGAAGATGAAGCAGGACTCGTTCTACACTGCTCGCCTCGAAGCCGCGTTTGTTCCTAAGCAAGCCCGTGTCATTCAGGAAGCTATGGAAGCAGCCGTCCTCGCTATCGGTCCTACTGCACAGACTGCATCGAACCTGAACCTCATTAACGGCCAGCCTCACCGCTTCGTCGCTTCTGGTGCTTCCGGTGTGATCACCCCGCAGGACTTCGCCCGTGCTAAGCTCGCCCTCCGTAAGTCGAACGTCCCGATGACTAACCTCGTCGCTATCGTCGACCCGTCTGTCGAGTACACCCTGTCGACCCTGACGAACCTCGTGAACGTCAGTAATAACCCACAGTGGGAAGGTATCGTCCGAGACGGTATCGCCACCGGTATGCAGTTCCGCATGAACGTCTACGGTTTTGACGTATACGTGTCGA